CAGGAGGGTGGCGAGAAATACAAGTACCCGGTCCTGTACTATTGCTACAGCACGACCTACGGAGTCGACGGGCTCGACTATGGCGACTGGTTTGCACCAGGCGTTGCCGAAGGTACTGACATCATGGACGACGCGACTATCAATACGCTTGGCGTCAGTGTCTCCAAGATGGGTACCTTATCTATTGACCGCAGCACGTCCCGATGGTTTGCTGAGAGGTACAACGCCACCTACGCATGGTATTTCAACGGTTGGTACGGCAGTCTCAACACCAACGACGTCTATTACGCGCTTCGCTCGCAGGCGGTCACGCTTTTGACTATTGACTAAAACTTAAAGGCTCTCGCGTCCGTCCGCGACAGCGGCGGCGCGAGGCCCCTATACTCATGACCAAGAAATGAACCATCACACCAACGTACCGCGAGGCAACAAGGCCCGCAACGACAAGTCATCCATACTTGCCGACGCGAAAAACCTGCTCATCGTTCTGCTCCAGGCCATCCAGCAGATGCCGAAGATAGAGCGTATCGAGGGCGCACCACAGGAGATGAAGCGTGCCGCATTCGACATCATCCGTCACTTCCAGACGGCAAAGGAGTGTCCCGAGGTAAGGCTTGAACACATCCACGAGATGATTGGCGCATTCGGTATCATACTGGCCGCTTTCGACATCTGCATTGCGCAGGGTTTGTTCACAGACAGGCAGAAGTTGGCCATCGCTATGCAGTTGGAACGGATAGAGGAAGGCGTGAGGAAGTGGCGAAATGCGTCACGCAGTCAACTCAAGAGTCAGGATCGTCAGCAGGTCGGTGTTCCATTCCAGGAGCACCAAGAGGTTGGCGGCAGCATGATTGAGTAAAAGGGGTGACGGGTATCATTTATACCAGGACACAGGATGTTTACCCGACCGCAGCACGAACCGATGGTTTGCTGAGAGGTACAACGCCAACAACGCATGGAATTTCAACGGTTGGAACGGCAATCTCAACAACAACAACGTCAATAACGCGATTCGCTCGCAGGCGGTCACGAATTTACGGAAAATTTTTTTTACAACGCTTTAGATGACTGACGAACAATTCTTCGCCCTACTGCTTAATACCATGTACGACACCCGCAAGAACAAGCGGTATGGCCGTGACTCGATAGACTTCGAGTACAACTGGGCACCACTGCTGGTGCGCATGATGAGAGAATTGATGGGCAGAACGTTCCGCATCGACACCAATTACGCCTTCCTTACCTCTATACCCAAATGGCGCGAGATATTCGCCACATTCTTTCAAGGTCGTATTGCCGACCACTTGATATGCGATACGCTGATGCCGTATGTCGAGATGGAATTGCATCCGCGTACCTTCAACAATCGCAAAGGCAAGGGCTCGCAGGCCGCTATCAACCAAGTCATCGAAGACATCTGCGAGGCGAGCAACGGCTACCAGTCGCCCGCCCGTATCATCAAGTGGGACCTAAAGGGATTCTTTCCGAACGCCAACCTCGACTGTATGGAGCAGTTCTACCTGCATATCATTGACAAATACGGATACGAGTTGGCGCAATGCTACGGCGACGACTTCCCCGACATGCTGAAATGGCTCACAATGGTCACGATACACTGTTGTCCTTCCGACCACTGCGAGCTGCGCACACCTCCGCAGATGTGGGCCGAACATATAGAGCCACACAAGTCATTATTCAACAAACCACAAGGCACGGGCGCACCCATCGGTCGCATGACCTCGCAAATGGGTATGGGGTTGTACATCAACGACGAGGTGCGCTGGTTGAATGATGAGTGCGGCATCCGCACCGTATTGTTTATGGACGACGGAGTAATGTCGGTACCAGAGTCGCAACACCAATATGCACTCAGTCTGCTGCCGATACTGCGCAAACGCTTGGCCGACAAGGGTGTTATGATGAACGACCGCAAATTCTACGACCAACCCTACCAGCACGGGCTCGAATTTCTGGGCACACATATCCATCCGTGGAGTCTGGTGCTGAACGACTGTACCTTCGAGCGTGGGCTGTTCCGTATAGAGGAATATAACGAGATGGACACCGAAGAGAAGTACCGGCAGTTAGATCGCTTCATCTCTACTGTCAACAGTTACACAGGACAACTGAAGAACCGAACCCAATATGGACGCATCTGCCAACTGTGTGACGTGATAGCCGATGATTGGTGGCAGTGGCTGGACTGGGACCAGCGGAGGCTCTGTGTTGTGAGTAAACCCCAACACACATTTCGCCAGAGATTATGTAAGAAGTATAATCTCAAATTGAAGCGAATATGAAACAAGCAGAAATCATCGAGGCTATCAATGCCCAGCAGAGCATCATCCTCGACCGCGAGGGCAAACTGTCATCTACTGACTATATCGCTGCGAAGATTGCCGAGGGAAAGGCAACGAAGACGGAGTATGTCGAAAAGATTGCACAGCGTCAACAGTGGCGCGATGACATCAATACCGCACAGGCCGAAATCGAGCGACTGAAGGCTATCGAGCCGGAACCGGAGGAGCAACCCATACACGAAGAGTAATGGCATACACAAGTGGACTACTGAAGTACCGCGTGACTATCCTGAACAAGCAGGTGGCGAGTGGGTTTGGTGAGACGACATCCTACCAGCCCGCTGCATGTGTGCATGCCGACGTGACGTGGAGTAAGGGTGCGAAAGCACTCCGTGAGGGTGCGCTGGATGCTTACGACACGGTACTCATTCGTATGCGCTGGAACAGCATCGTGACGCGTGACTCCCGGTTGCAATGCGACGGTGTGACCTATCAAATCCAGTCGCTACATGCCGACAAGCAGGAGAACACCATCCAGATTACGGCGACGGAGATATTGAAATAATTAAGAGTTAAGAATTAAGAAAAGGAACTATGAAACAGACAATCGCAATCATCAACTTCAACACCCCGGAACTTACCGAGGCCTGCATCCTGTCAATCAGGAAGCACGGCGGCAAGGACTATCGTGTGGTAGTCTTTGACAACAGCGATGAGCGTCCGTTCCGCATCCAGATGTCAGGCGTGGAGGTTATCGACAACACCAGTGGGCAAGTGGTTAATTTCGATGCGATGCTGAAGGCATTCCCCGACCGTGACGCTTCCATCGGTTGTGCCCAGGGCTGCGACTATGGCAGTGCCAAGCACATGATGACCGTGCAGAAGTTGTGGGAGTTGCTGCCAGACGGATTCGTGCTCGTGGAGAGCGACATCCTGCTGAAGCGCGACATCGAAGAGTTCTTCGACCCGACGCACAGCGTGTATGGCTATTGGCAGAAGGCACAGCCGCACAACCCGTTCGGCATCGGCCGTATGCTGCCGATGCTTTGCTGGATGAATGTGCCGCTACTCACGAAATACGGTGCCAAGTATTTCGACCCCCAACGCACGTATGGACTGCTGCCTGGTGGTCGTCAGAACCGCAACAACTGGTATGACACGGGTGCCGTGCTACTGGAGGACATCATTAAGAACCGCCCGAATCTGGTGGGCCGTCATTGCGACATCCGCGACTACGTGGAGCACTTCGGCAGCGGATCGTGGCGGAACAACAATCTGAAGGCACAGGCCGAGTGGTTGAAGCAGTATCGCAAGCTGTGGGAGCCAGAAGGCTGCAAGAACGGCAAGGTGGCCGTGTGCGCCATCGGAAGGATGGAGAACCGCTATGCCTGCGAGTGGGTGGAGCACTACAAGCAGCTGGGTGTCGATAAGATATTCATCTATGACGATAACCGCATCAGCGATGGCGAGTTGTTTTCCGACGTGCTGCATCCGTATATCGAGGCTGGGCTGGTGGAGGTAACGAAGTGGAAAGGCCTACAGAAGCAAGCCTACGAGGATTGCTACAACCGCCACAACCAGGACTACGAATGGATAGGTTTCTTCGACTTCGACGAGTTGGTTTGCATCGAGGATGGGCGCAACATCCACGACTTTCTGGATGCCTACGAGGCCGACGTGGTGAGTCTGAACTGGATGACGATGACGGACAGCGGACTGACGCGCTACGACGAGCGACCAATGGCCGAGCGTTTCACCCAGGGCACTGGTGAGGACTTCGGCATTAACCGCCATGTAAAGTCGTTTGTGCGCTCCGGCATCAACGGCATCTCGTTCAACGACCCGCACATCCCGAATGCGCCCGTCGTGCAATGCGAAAACGTGCTGCATGAGCGTATCGAGCAGATACCCGTGCAACCGAAGGTGATCCACAGCGTGGCCTATATCAAGCACTACAACACCAAGACTGCCGAGGAATGGGCGACGCTGAAGATGCGCCGACTGTCACCATGTGGCGACGATTACAATCGCGAGATGAAGGCGAAGAATGTGGACTACTTCTTCAGCATCAACGAGCGGACACCTGAGAAGGAGGAAATATTGGGTGTGAAGCCGAAAAAGGCAGGAAAGGCTGCTGGTAAACCCAAAACCGCAAAACGCACGAATAGTAAAAAGGAATAAGATATGAGTTTTTTCAGTAATCTTTTCAAAGCGGCTACGCCCGAAAATGCGCTGATGTTGCGCGAGGCCGACCCGACGGCAAAGGCCGTGCCAGGTGTTCACGTGACGACCGACCCGAACCACCCGAGCAATCAGCCGGTGGAGGGCGGCGACTACATGGAGCGCATCGTGGCGACGCGAACCCCGGAGGCGGCTTGCTCCGTGTCGGCGGTCTATCGTGCCGTGACGCTGCGTAGCGACACCATGAGCGTCATGCCGGTGCAGTACCGCAAGAAGGACTTCGAGCGCGACAACTTCGTACAGGACATGCGCGGCTTGGGCAAGCGCATCAACTACCTGTTGCAGGAAGAGGCGAACCCCATCATGACGGCTCCCGACCTGTGGAACCTCGTAGAGCTGAACCGCACGCTGACGGGCAACGGCTTCGTGTATATCGAGCGCGACGAGTTCGGGTTCCCGTTGCACCTGTGGCTCGTGAAGAGTTGTGGCTACAACATCAATACCGCCCCCTATGCCAGCATCGTGTATCTCACCGATCGAGGGCACAGGGCGGGGGGGAAAGGGGCCGCCCGGCG